TTAGCCATACGCCACCTCGTCCCCGTCGGGAATCTCTGCCAGCACCAGCGCGGCGATCTCGGACTTGTCAGCGGCGGTAAGGACGTAGTCAGTGCCCGCCGCCTTTACCCCCGTATCTGTATCCCCGATATACCAGTTGCCGTTGTCACCGATGTGGGGTGTGGTGCCGTCGGTGCCCTTGAGTGTGCCTGTATAGGTGATACTTGCCTGTCCGCTGCCGTCCGCGTTATCTGTGCGACTTGTGCATAGGCCGACATTGCCGTTGTCGGGGTTATAAAGCCAATCACCCTTGCCCCATTTAGGTGCTATAATCGAACCATCCCAAACAACGGCCTGTACGAGTGAGGTTCCCACATTGTGCTGATACCATCCACGACCGCGTGTCCCATCCTTACCTATGGCCGTATACTCCGTGGCTACATACGCACCCTGTGTCGCGTCCCACAGCTCCCACTTACCGGAGGAGCTGATGCGGGGCGCATGCTTAATGCTCTCCTGCGCAGATGATGCATAAGTGCTTGCGTTCCTCTCACTTGAGCTTGCTCTGCCTGCACTTTTTTCCGCGCGGTCTGCGGCGCTTTTCGCTCCGCTGTTATAATTAGCGGCTTTTCCCGCGCTGCTTGCCGCTGCCGATGCGCTTCCTCCTGCGCTTGTCGCGCTCCCCGCAGCGGCGTCCTCGCTGGCCTTTGCCGCCGTCGCACTGCTTGCCGCACGGTTGACATAGCTCAGCAGCATACTCTTCAGCGCACCGGAGAGCATGGTATCCGTGATGCTGCCTTCCTTGACGGTGGCCTTGACCTTGCTTCCCGATACGCTCCACTCAATAGTGCTGCTGTCGTCAAACTCTGTGGTAGTCACAAAGGCCGCAAGGCTCACCGTTTCCGTGCTGCCGTCCGCCAGCGTCAGGAGCAGACTCTGGCTGTCTTCGTCATAGGTGAAGTTCACCGCCACTTTTTCCAGCGCCGTGTCGATCACGATCTTTGTCCCGTTTTCTCTGGTGAAGGTAAAGGTGCCGGTCGCCTCGTCCAGCTCCACGGATTTGATGTGCTTATTCGTCACATCCTTGTCGCTTTTCAGCTCCAGCGCCGCCTCCGTAACCGCCGATGAGATCTTACTGTCCAACGCTGTTTTGACGGAATTCAGAATAGCCTGTATCGTTGCCCCGGACAGCCCGTCCACTGCAGCACCGATCTCGCCCGCGCCGGTGGCGGCCATCAGCGCATCGATCAGGCCGTTATAGTCCTCCTTTACCGCCTCCCGAATCAGCCGGTCAAACAGCATTTTGTTCGTGCGGGCGCTGCCGCTCAGCTGATCCGGCGCGGCCACAACGCCCTTTTCCGCGATGGCGGCGTCTGTGATCTTATGGTCACTCAATGCCATGCTGCCACGCTCCTTTCATCGCTTGTAGTTGTTGCCCGGCTCTCGATACTGCACACCGAAGGCGTACAGGCCGAAGGGCTCGTTTTTCTCCGTGTTCTGAAGGCGGAACCGAACCTTGTCCACCTTTTTCAGTTTGACCTTGCCGTACAGTGTGCGCGGTGTCCTGTCTCCTGAGAACGTAAATTTTTCAAAGTCGATATACTCCCATGTCAGGTACCGCGCCTTGGCCTTGGCGTCATACACCTGCTGCCAGTCGCCCCGCACCAGCGCGAAGATCTTCACGCCGGTATATGGAGATGCCGCCAGCCTTACAGCAACGCCGGTGAAGGTCTTTACGTGGAAGAACAGCTCGCCGTCCAGATCCGCCGTCTCCCAGTAGGCGTTGATAGCAGCGCCGTCATCGCTGTACCCCGCCGGAGCGTCTGTGTCCGTCGTAAACCGGCACAGCTTCCCGCCGGCCGTACCGAAGCACAGCGCCCCGTCGCCGTCTGTGAACACGACCTTTGCGGGGATATCCGGGAAGTAGTACGCCTCATACTGATAGCTGCTGTACGGGCTGTTCTTCTCGTATGTTTTTTGCTGCATGTCCAGCAGGTAGAGCGTGCCGTCCAGAGCCAGAACATAGAAGTCACCGTACATGCATGCACTGGCGTGCTCTCTGCCGGTTGCGGCACGCAGTGCGCTTCCGATGTAATAGCTGCGCTCCTGGCTGTACTTTTCGCCGGTCAGCTCCTCCGCCGTAATCGCAAACACGCCCCGGTCGGTGAGAAACAGCGGCTCCTTGTCCGTCCGGCAGAAGCTGTCCGGCGCCACGGCGTCTTGTCCTATGATGGTGTTGGTGATCCGGAATACCGCCGCTCCGTTCTCATCCAGAGAGCCGGTACGGATGACCACATTTCGCCCACCGGCGCTGCCGGAGAGGAACGCCGCCAGCGTATTGCTCAGCACGGTATAGCCCACCACCTCGCCGCCGTCTCTGGCGATCTTGGTATAGTTGGTGTCCGGAAAATAGGACGGGTCGTCAAACTCACTGTAAAAGTCGGTGCCCTTCTTCCCTGCGTTCCCGCTGAGAAACACCCGGTCTGTGGAGCCGCCCACGCCGTACACCGCCGAGATGGTGCAGTTATTGATGGTGTCCGCATACCCGTCCCGTGTCTTAGCTGCGGTGATGCGCACATTGTCCTGCCCTGTCACCGGGCTTTCGCCCGGCGCCGTGGAAAAGGTAACGGTACCCGCCTCCCTGTCCACGGTAAAGTCGGTACCCTCTGTCTTGGCCACCCATTCGCCACTGCTGCCGAGCACCTCCGCCGTCACGGGATCGTTGTCCAGTCCTGCTGTGGTCAGCTGGTAGACGGTGGCATCCTTGGTGCCCAGAAAGCTCTCCGTCCACTTTCGGCCTATGAGATTCAGCCCCTGATACACCGTGCCTCCGCCGGTAGGCCGCCGGGATATGATGACGGTCGGCACCGCAGCGCTGTCGCTGACTGCCGAGAGCGTCGTGCCGTCATATACGCGGTACACGCTGCCGTCCATCAGATACAGCTTTTCATCGAACACGAAGCTGCGGCTCACGGCGTCAGCCATAGCGCCGATCTCCACGAGTGTCCACGCGCCGTCCTGTCCGATGTCCCGCCGATACAGCTTTTCTCCGGCGTGTACCAGCAACTGCTTACCCAGCCGGTGTATGCCATTGATGGTTGCGCCGCCGGGTGCCGTGATCATGGTGGTATATCCGGTGCGCTTGCGCACCTTTCCCACCTGATCGCGGATCATGTTGGGAGCCTCCGGCGACCGGGATTTGTCTACATTGCTGGGGCTGTTGTTCAGATCAACGCCCCGGAACGTCTCCACCACCAGACTGTACGTCTTTCCGGCCGCCGGTACTGTAAACTGTGCCATGCCTTACCACCATCCTGTCGTATTATGCACACCAGCGGCGCGGATACCCGCTCCGCTGGCTGCGTAAGCTGTCTGAGCCTTTACAAGACCGTCCTCATACTCGTTGCGCCATAGCGTAGCCAGAGAGGGATCGTCCTCCTTGTACAGCTCTCCGGCGATATACAGCGGGATCAGGGCGGCGGCCTCCGGTGCCAGGTCAATATCCTCGCTGTCCGGCGTCTCCGCCGTGATGGTCTGCGGGTACGCCCTGTACCACAGGGTGTAGGTGCCCGCCACCTCACCGGGGATCACGAACACGTCGTCGCCCTCCATGCGCCAGTCCTCCGCCGTGCCGTAAATGCCGCCGGCATCCAGCATGACCTCACTCCCGTTCAGGCAGCGAAAGCGCGGCAGATAGTGCCGCAGGGCTATCTTGTAAAGACTGTCCTGCTTCACGGGCAGGATCAGGAGCTCCGTCGATGCCGCTTCGCTCTCAGCGTCAGCATCGATCCTGACCTGCCACGTCTTCAGGAGGGGATGGCCGACCAGCGCCAGCTGCTGCAGCGCTTCGTTGGCCTTACCGGGCATGGCGTTCAGGTATTCGCGGTTTACGTCGTCCTCTACCAGCACTTCCCCGTCATTGGAGTACATGGTCTGGAGCGTGACAAGCTTTACCTCTCCCCACGTCATGCCGCCACCGCCTTATCAGGTCAGGTCGGTGCCGGTGGAGATGTTGCCAACGGCCACGTTGCGCCAGTCGGCAAAGCCGGCATTGTACCGGGCGCGCCCCTGCCACACGTTGTTGTCGTTGTTGGTGTCGATGATGGAGTTCACCTCCAGCGGCACGCGATCCTGCCAGATGGCTCCGTCGTTGATGTCGTTGAACTTGCTGTCCAGCAGGAACCAGGGCTTTTCACTGCCGTGCCCCAGCTCCTTCAGCAGCTGCGTCAGATAGGGGTCAACGATCACGTTCCAGCGGCCGTACTGGTAGTTGTAAGCGTTGTTGGATGTGGTGGGATCCTTGTCCGCGCCGATGGCGGAGAGCACCGCGTCCTTCAGCCCTGCATCGTTGGGGATCCAGATGGTATCCGGCGCGATGCCCAGCAGTTCGCCGTTGTCGCCGGTGAGATTCTGCATCTCCGTCTCCACCTTGCCCAGCAGCGAGGCGCTGAAGGTGCCCTTGTACACATTGGACTGCTTGTTGCCCTTCACCTTATTGGGGTGTACCGTGCTGAACAGCGCTTTACCGTCTGCGCTGGAGCAGTCGAACGTCTTGCCCTTGAACTGTACGGTGGTGCCGTACAAGCCGCCTACATACAGCGCCCGTCCGAATTTCTCGCGGGTGCGGTTGTAGGAGGTCACCAGCTTGTTGGCGCGCTGCTTCATGGTGCCCAGTCGGGCGTCCTCCACCAGCTCCTTCGTCACGGCGAAGGAATTCTTGAAGGTCATGTTCTCGATGATCTTGCGATAGCCCTCTTCAAAGCCGGTCTTGGGATAGTCGCCGCCCTCGCCCACGGGCAGGAAGTCGTCCATGGCCGTCTCACTGGAATAGCCCTCCGCCCAGTGCTTGCTCTTGTCCATGCGGAAGAGAAAATGCAGCAGGCTCTCCCGCTGGAATGCCTCGCCGCGGCTCTCCAGATAGGCCTTCAGGGGCACCTGGCAGTCGCCGTAGATGGAGCCCACCAGCCCGGAGCTGATGGACACAGTCAGATAACCGCTCATGTTATGTATCTCCTTTCATTCTCTCAGAACTTCACCGTCACGGCATCGCCCACGGTCTGCCCCTCAATCGAGGTGATCTCCGCCACGCCGCCGGTGGTGGTTGCCGTGACCTGCATCCCGTCTGTGTGCAGCGTCACCTTGCTGCCCACGGCCAGCGTGGTGCCGCTGGCCGGCGCCGCCGCCAGTGTGGTGCCGAATTCCATGTACTTCTGCACCTCCACACACGGAACACTGCCGTCTTTCTGGATTCCGCCTACGCACACATGGCTGGGCACATCCGTACCGCTGGCTTTCGTCACCTTTCCGCTGGCCAGCTTCAGCGCCTCGCCCACAGCGAACGTCTCGTCGGCTGCAGGCGACATATACACGATAGGGGGCGTCAGCCCCACCTTCATTCTGCTGAGCATAAACATGTTGTTGTGTCTCCTTTCCGCTCCGTCACCGGAGCATCACTGTTTGTAAAAAGCGCCATACGCGGCGTTGATCTCTTCATCCGTAGCCTCGGGGTTGACCTGCCGGTACATGTCGCGCTGCTGTGGTGTGGCCACATAGGGTGCCTCCCCTGCCGCACCGGGCACCGGCGCCATGTGGCGCTTGCCGCTGGCCTGCTTGATGCCCGCCTGCTTCGCCGCCTCCATGCGCCGCTTGTCCACGGCTTCCCGGTTGGCCAGATAAAAGGCATCCTCAATGGAAAGTCCCTTCTGGATGTAGGCATTGAAGGCCTCGCCGGTGGGCATAGCCACGATGTCCTCAAGACTTTGGATGCCCTCGTCATACTTCACCCGCACGGCGTCCACACCCCGCCGGATGGCATCCTGTGCCTGTGCCGTCACGCCCTGCGCCTGTGCGCTGATGCCCTTCAGCCGCTGACGCTGCAGCTGCTCACGCAGCGGCCGCACAGCATCGTCTACCAAGCCCTGCAGCGCCGCCGGATCCACGCCGGAGTTCTGAATCTGCTGCTGGCGTTCCTGCCTTTCCGTGGCCTCCCGGTACGCCCGGAAGTCCGCCTCGCTGCGGATGGGCTGGTTGGTGTATGGGTTGATCTGTCCCTTGAACAGATCGGCATACACCGCGTCCACCCGCGCCTGCGCTGCGGCGGTCATGGCCTGTCTTTCAGCCTCCCGCTCCCGCGCCCGTCGTCCGTATGCCTGACGGCGGCGCTCCTCGGCGCTCTGCTCCGTCGGCTTCCCCGGCTCGGCCGGCGTGTCCTCCTCCGACGTACAGGCTCCGTCGTTCCGGCCGCCAGCTTCCGGCTCCTGCGCCGCACCGCCGTTCTCAGCGGCACCGCCGCCGGCTTCCGGCTCTCCGCCCTCCTCGGGCAGCTCCACGCCAAAGGCGTCTGCGTAGTCCTGCTGGGTCACTCCGTTTTCGTACATGATGTTTTCCTCCGATTTTCACGCTTTCGGTGCGAAATCGCCCCTGTACCGCCGGGGCAAGGCGAAATGTTCCGGCCATGCCGGTAAATGTTCCATTTTTTTCGGTTAACGTCCGTTTTTCTGAAAAACATGCACGTATAACGCGCTTAGCCGGCGTTACTTGCTCTTTTTCTTGCCGCCGGTGCCGTTGCGCAGGTCATCGCCGGTGTAGCGCACACTGCCCTTCTGGGCGGGCGCCGCCTTCTGCGCCGGCGCCTTGATGCGCTGGCTGCCCACATTGGCGACTCTGCCCGCATAGCCGTTCTTCTTGTCCATGTCCACATCCTCCTTTCCCCAGTTTTCCGGGTCTTTTATCGCCGTCCCGCCGGCGAAACGTTGGCCAGTCCGTTCCGAAGCTGCGGTGGATGCCCCGCCTTCCGGCAGGGCGTCCCCATTTCAAGACAGGAGGAAATCTGTCCAGGCATGGGTGACGTGCGAGATCACCCACCGCAGCCCCGGAGCGCCGTTTTATCCCTCTGTGCCGCCGGTATCCGCCGCCGGCGCGGCCTTTTTCTTCTCCAACCGCCTGTCGAAGCGGACGCACCGGGGATTCCGGCACACATAGTCCGTCTCGCTGGTGCCGTCCTCGGTCACCTTCACGCTGTAGATCATCAGCTCCAGACCGCATTCAGGACACTTCATACGCCCTCGCCTCCTCCCGTCAGCCCGGCCAGCACGTCTGCACCCGCCGGAACTGTCTGGGGCATTGTCTGCGCCGCCTGTTGGCTCTCCATCTGGCTTTTCAGGCTCTTCACCATGTCTCCCGCCATGGGATAGTGCAGCTTCTCCATCTGCTCCCAGAACCGCAGCAGCGTGGCGATCTCCTGTGTGCTGCCCAGCGCCCCATCATGGAAGTTCATGCGCGTCTCCTTCCACAGTGCCTGCCGGTCTGCGGCCAGCGGTGCCGAGCCGTCGCAGGAGAACAGGAAGTCCGTGTTGTACTGCCAGTCACCCGCTTCGTCCCGATAGAGGAAGTCGTGCCGGTCGAAGGTCACGTACTGCACGTCACCGTGCTCGTCCGTCCGCCGGATGGCACGCGGCTCATCGCAGTAGGCCAGCATCCACTTGAAGATGGCCTCAAAGAGATCCTGATACATGGCGCGCTTCATCACGCGCTTGCTCTCCAGCCGTCCCGCCGCCTGCTGCGCGGAAAACTCCTTGGCCACAGCGCTGGTGGCGGTAGGATCCTTCCGCCCCTGCATACTGTCGGTGATGCCGATAGTCTGCCGCGCCTGCTCATAGAGCTGCGCCATCATCGTCAGGTCGGTGCTGATGTCCACTTGCGTATTGAAGGTGCGGATCTTCTCCAGATCGGCCGGATTGTCCACCTCTACCCGCACACCGTCCCGGTCGTTGATGAACCGCGCCCCGGTGGGCACCGTGGTGAAGCTACCGCCGGACAGCACCTTCGTGTTCAGCTTTGTGCAGATCTTGTTGAGGCTGTTCTGCTGGTCAAAGATGGCGTCCAGATCAGAGCTGCCCCAGAACCGTCCCGGCATGGACACGTTTTTCCGTATCACCAGCGGGAATACATCCGGCTTGTAATACGGGATCCTCGTGGGCTCCTGCCGGAAAGCCGCCTGCGGCGCAATCACCGCCGCTGTGCCGCCCGGCTGCATCTGCGGCAGCAGCGTGTCCGTCGCCACCGGCTGTCCCAGCTCGTCCCGCACCTCACTCACCGACGGGATCACCGTGCCGTCCCGCAGCGTGATATCCTCCGTCAGCTCCTCGTCCTCCATGACCTCATCCTCGAACCTCCGGGAGCCGCAGTAAGCGCACTTCTTCCCGTCGCCCACCGCGCCGCACACGGTGCAGCGGTGCACCCGCCGGAGCTGGTAGTCCTCCAGATCCTCCAGCACCGTGTCGTTCACCCACCGCAGCCGTCCGATGCCGCCCTTGGCGTTGCGGTAGTACACCGTCACCATGGTTACCAGCTCGTCCGTGGTGTCCGCCGACGCACCCAGCCGCCGGGCGTCCGGGTCGCTCTCGTCCTCGTCCGCCACGCTGACGCCATAGAACTTCCTGATCTGCCGCTTGGTCTGCGGCGTTTTCAGGAAGAAAAAGTCCATGTCCGATACCTGCGTGACACCAGCCTGCGGCACAATGCTGTACGGGTGTACCAGGCTCACCTTCAGATCGCCCAGCCAGTCCTTGCCGCTCACGCTGTCCAGCCAGTCTACCAGCAGGCCATAGCCGCCCTGTACCGGGCTGAGCCGCTCGCCCTCGTCGTTCAGCCGCTCGGAGGGCAGCCTGTCCATCACGTCCCGCAGCATGGATTCGATGATGGAGGCCAGCTCCTCGTCCTCCTGCCGCACCGCCGTGACCTTGGGCGCAGGAATGGTGCTGTCCACCTGCGTCTCGATCACCTCGAAGCTCACGTTTCGCACATGGCTGGCAAGGCTGTCCGCCGCCACGCTGCCGTCCGGCGCGTAGATGGTGTGGTCGCCCTCGTACTGCTTCTCCCGCCGGAGCATCCGCGCCCGCTCTCCGGCAATGGCCGTCTCCGCCAGCGCCAGCCGCTCCTGCCATAGCTGCAATTTCTCCCGATCCGCTCTTTTCATGGTTTCCTCCCGTCAAAACTCCCGGCTTCCGCCGGTCAGCATCGTTTCGTAATCATCGGCGCCGTCGTCCGCGTCCTCACGGGCGTCCATCCGTTCCACCATGTCGTGCAGCATGGCCAGTGCCTTCAGGCAACCCTTGGCGTCAAACTGCCACTGGCCACTCTCCACATACTCACGCAGATTGCTGTCCCACTCCAGCACAGGCTTTGCGGCGGCGCACCGCTCATACACCCGCCAGACCTCCACCGCCAGCGAGTGCCGGGTGATGCCCATGCTGTCGAACTCCTCCTTCAGCAGCGCATCCCGGTATTCCCGCACCGCCGGCTCCTTCATCAGCCTGCTGGCCGTCTGCGCGGCGCTCTTCTCACTGTACCCGGCACGGATAGCCGCACGCGTGCCACAAAGGTCGGTAAGCCACTCCTGTACGAACTTTTTCTGTTTTGCAGACAGCTCCTTCACGGCCTTACCCTCCCTGTGGAAAACTTTTTCACGTTATAAGCCTAACACGAACGGAGTGCCCGTTATCGCCACTTTTTCGCTTTTTCAAAAAGCACAAAAAATAGCCGAAGCGACACGCTTCGGCTTTGATTCCACCCAATTTACACAAAAAGTTCCCCGCCGGTCGTTTTGACCAGCGGGGAACCGAACATTTTTTCAGTTGGCCTTTTCCAGAGCAGTCATACGCTCGCCTATCTGCCGCACAACAACCTTCAGGAACTTCACCTCGTCCTCCAGATCGTCCACGCGGGAGCGCGGCACCAGCTGCTCGCGGAGACCATCCAGCGCCTCCATCACCAGATCGAACTTGGGGTTCACCGTGTTCTCAATCAGTACCTGCATCCGCCGTTCCGACGCGCCGATGCGATCGTCGATCGCTCTGGACATCCGTTCCTCCGACGCGCCGAGCTTCTCATCCACCAGATTCGATACCGCCTGCATATCCTTTTCGTCCAACATGGTAAAATCCTCCCGCCCTCTCAAGATACGCCCATTATACGCGCCATCCCCGCCGCTGTCAACGGTGGTTTCCATCCCAGCTTTCGTAAAAATTCTTCCTCATGCGGTACAGTGTACTTTCGCTGACATAGTGCCGCAGGGCAATGGCTGTGATGCTGTCCTCCCCGCACATCACCTCCCGCAGGGCAGCACAGTAAGACCCTCCGCATTCGCGTAAGAGCCTGTCGATCTTATTCCGCATCCCCTTGGGCTGCTCGTCGTATGTCAGGCAGGCGTACCGGATGAATCCCTGCCGGTTTCGGCTTACCCGCACGCCTCGCAGCTTTCTCATTCCTTCGCCACCTCCTTCGGTTCCCCGGCGCAGGCCACGGCCATTTCCTTCCTGCCGCCCACCTTCCGGGCGGGATCCCTGTCGGCGGGTATGTAGCGCACAAAATTTACGTTGGCCTCCGGGTCGTACCGCGTTCCCGGCAGCGGCGATGCCCCGGCAGGGACCCGCAGCGGCGCCGGCGAGTAGGTATACAGGTGCTCCACCCGGGGCTTTTTCATGTTCCGGCTGGTATAGTATTTCTTCTCATCTGCCGCGCCCCGCGCCTGCAGGATCAGGTACCGCGCCAGCGGGTAATAGTCCTTCTGCCGCCGCAGCAGCTGTACGTCCACATCGCCCAGCCCCCAGATATCGTCCAGCCGGCCCCCATACAGCCAGAAGGCGCCGTCCTCCATCCGCAGGCCGTGCCCGGAGATGATCACGTGGACGTGGAGCCGCACCACCTCGCCGGTTTCACCGTCCCGCTCGCTGGGGACAATGACCCACTTGAGGATGTCCCCGTGCTTTTTCATCCGGTAGGCCAGCCGGTCAACAAGCTTCCGCGCCTCCTTCCTGGCACCCTCCAACGTTCCGCCGCAGGTGGCCAGTCCTTCATCGGAGAAGGACAGCCCCAGCAATGCGTCGCCGTGGCCATAGTTGCAGTTCAGAATCCGTGCCAGGGATAGGATCGCCTGCTGGCGGTTCGTCTCCTGCTTCTTTTCGCTGCTGCCCCCCTTGATCCGCGCGCCACGCCGGGAGGGTCTGCGCCCTACGTAGGTCTTGCGCCGCTCCACCACGGATCCGCTGGTGATTTTTGTGATCATGTACATGCCCTCCTTGCCGATCATGTCTGCTCCTCCCTCTCCCGCGATAAAATAGCATAAGTCGCGCACATCCCGCGCGAAGCACCTTCGCATCTCTCATACCACCGGTAAATCCGCCTGCTTTCCGCTCCGGAGGAGCCGACACACCGTGCCGCTCCTCCGCCGCAAGCGCCTTTCCCGACAGACTTAGCCTTTTAACCAGCCCACAGATACGCGCGTGCGCGTACCGCGGTGTCGGTGTGGAGTTGTTGCAGGAATTGCAACAACTCCCGGAAATGCGCGTGTGCGTATCTCCAACTTCTCTTACATATAAATGTATCCTTCAAACTCTCATATCGCCGCCCCGCTGTGCCTACGTCAGTCCCCCTCGCATAGCGCAGGCCGACCACCCGGCCGGGCGGCTATATCAAAGATTGATTCTCTATTGACAAAATTCCCCCTGTATTGCACTATATGTTCTGTAGTGAAGGGAGGTATATATGGTCAACAAGGTGTTAAAATCGTTCGGTACTCTATGCGTTGTTACTTATGTCATCGTTACAGCCATCTCTCGAGAACCAACCCAATCTGTCAGTTCCGCAGTTTCAATTTCCGTTGTTTTGTATGGCATCTACGCAACAATTCTTTGGAAATATAACCCGTTTGAGAAGACCCCCTATATAGGTGGAACGTATAATGCGAAACACTGGTCTTCTTATGAAAATAGGCACGAGTCAGAAAGTACCATCGTAATAAAACAAACTCTTTTTAGCCTGTCATTATCTGAAAGGTCTTCAGCCGGCTGTAATACATCCATTTCAACTTCCTTGTCACCCACAGAAGGCAATCAGTGGAGATTTGTGTATACCTATCAAACACATCCTTTTGAAAACGCTCAACGGGATCAGTCTGACCAGGACGACCCCCATTTCGGAACAATGATCATGTACTATCAACCAGATAAGCCAGATTATTTGGAGGGTACATATTTTACAGACCGTCAGAAACCCACAAAAGGCCGATCCCAACTTCGGCGTCAAAAGAAATAAAGAACCTGAAGCCTTCGCCCAGCCCCTTCCGGGGCTGGGCTTTTCATTGTCATATCAGCCGCTTTCCTCCACGGCACGCTGCGCCTCCGCCGCCATGCCCGCGAAGGCCGCGCAGAGCGTCGCTGCGTTGGCGTTGATGGCACCCATCTCAATGAGGGCCTCGTCCTCGTTGCCGTCCTTGATGGCATCCCACAGTTCGCTGTGCAGCTTCTCCAGCGCCTTGGCGTCCCGCTTCGTCTCCTCGATGCGCTGTCTCAGTACCGCCCACGCCTCATAAAAGCTGGCGTAGTCCCGTCCCATCTTCAACCGGCTCTGTGCCTGTGCTTCCGTCACCGTCTGGCTCACCAGCATTGCCACATTTATTTCCGCCATGGGATCATTCCTCCTTCCCCACCGGCACCTCCGGCGTACCCTCCAGCTCGACCTTTACCGGCCTGCCGTTAAAGACCAGCCCGCCTTCCACCAGCAGCTCCACCCGCAGGCGCATGGCCGCGAAGCGGCAGCCCTCCACCGTCACCGGCACGCTGCCGTACCCCGCATCCACCGCGCCCCGCAGCAGATCACACAGCCGCTGCACCGTCACAGCCCCGCCCTCTGCCTGTGCCGCTTCCTCTCGTACTTCCGCCGCTTTTGCGGCGGCGTTGTCCTGCATCTTTTTCATGCCTGTTTCCTCCTTGTTTTCCTCCGGTGGTGTCTCCACCTTTTTTGCCTCGCTGCCAAACGGCCGGCCGCGCGGCCGCAGCAGCCCTTGTCCCTGCCGCCAGAATTGTATGTTCCTCACCTTTGTTCCCAGCTTTTCGGCCATTTCTTTGTCTGACAACCCTGCATCAAACAGCCGCCGGGCTTCTGCAGCGTCGAAGCCCAGAGGGTGCCCGCCGCCGGTCTTTCGCGGCTTCAGCACCAGCTCTCCGGCCTCCGCTAAAATCTCCCGGATCACGCTGGTCGGCACAGCGTTCAGCTCGGCCAGCACACCGATCTGCCGCCGGGGATCCCGTGCCAGCCGGTAGCTGTTCACGATCTCCCCATCCGTCATGTACAGCTTCGCCGCGCTTTTGCCCTCCGCCCGTATTACGTCATCCTTCTGCATCTGCGCCGTCCTTTCTCTCGCCGTAGGAGCAGAAGTCCTCCGGCTTGCGCTTCTGGAACCCGCAGATAATGCAGCTCCCGCCAAACTCATGCTTGCAGGTCTTGCAGCGTACCACTACCTCCACATCGTCCGGCGTTTTGACTTTTTTATCAATCACGGCCTGACATACCTTTTCAACCGCCCTTGCCCTCTCGTAATATTTGCTACCAAAAGTGATTTCGTTGTCGGCGTCGCCGTTCGTGTATTTTGCGTTCCACCAAGACATTTTCAGCCCTCCATTCTCACCTTGCATTTAATCTCGGCGTTTATGATTTTTGCCATCTTCACGAACTCTCTCCACTTCCACAAATCGTGCTTATCATCAGGGCCGGTATCCCACTGACAATCATACGATTTGATTTCGTTGCTCCAATAGTCGTCCCTGTTGTCAGCCATCCGTCATCGCCTCCAATGCTTTTTCCGCCTCCTTGCTCAACGGTGAAATGTACCCAGCAGCAATATTTTCAAGGAAGATGTTGTATGGCTTGTGAAATACGATCCCTTTGCTCACATAGGCGACTGCAAAGTGCAATCTTTTTATAAGTCGCGGATTTTCTGGATAACTTGTATCAAGCATTGCGCCGCCAGTCCCGACCGGCAGCACCGCCACGCGCCCGTCCTTGTTGGCCTCGGCCAGCTCCCGCAGGCGGTCAATCGACAAACCGTTAAATTCCGCGATCTCCGAAATTGCCTTGCCCATCATAGACAGCTTGAGCGCCTCTACGCTTTCCGGTTCCAGCCCCGTGTCCTCGTAGGCGGCAAGGCGACTCCACGCCGCTTCTTCCCATGTGCAGCCGCGGGAGCAGTCGCCGTTACGCGCGAAACACTCCATGCCGCCAAAATGCGTACAACATACGCCGTTTTCATGCGTGGTTTCCTTGCTGTACTTAGTCAACCGATCCATCGTGTTCCTCCTTCTCCCACCGGATTTTCATTTGTGCCGGGTATAGGTCAACCTCCGGTCTGCGCTTACCCGTCCAGCGCAAGCCGCCAGCCTGTCCCACGCATTTCCACCCGCTGGCTTTCAAACTCGTGCCACTTTCGCTGTCCAGTATGTAGGTCACAAGCCGTTTATAGCCCATCGCCCTGGCCGCCCGCCAAGCGGCGGCGTACAGCATGGAACAGGCGTTGTGGGTACCGTCTGTGCATAGCCGGTTGACCTCCAGCGTCCAGCCATCATCCAGATGCCGGCTCACCGGTCTCCCCACAATGGCAACGCCCACGATTTCCTTTCCGTCCGTGCAGCCGATGGAGAACTTATGCCCCACCACCGGCTTATGGTGTCGGTGGTGCTGCTCCACAAAGGCGTTCGCCTCCTTGAGCGTTATCGGGCATACTTCAAGGCTCATTTCTGTTCTGCTCCTCCTTCACCGCCACAGCCTTCGCCAACTTCTTCTCCACAAAGGCGATAGTCTCCCGCAGAATAGCGCAGCCGTGTATTCCGCAGTCGTGCTCCCGCCCGCAGCCCAGACAGACAAGGCTCCCAGTCTGAACCTTCAGCCGCTTCAGGCTGGCGATCAATTCCTTATCGGTCATGTCCCATTCCTCCTTTCAGCACGGATCCGGCAGTTCGTTGGTGTCCAGAAAGCACACCCAGCAGTCGGTGCACATATAACCCATGAGCCGGTGCGCGGCGCTGCTGCGCCGCGCCGTGAACAGTGGCCGCATCTCCTTTTTCATGCGGATACACCCGCAGCGCAAGCACTCCACCATCCACTTCCCTGCACATACACTCATCTCATCACCTCCACATAGCACCAGCTCTGGGACGGACGCTTGATCGTCACTGGCTCTGAGCCAAATTTCGTTTCACGCAGAAAAGTAAACTCGTCCAGATCCTTCGGCGCATCGTAGATTTTCAGTTCGGAGATGTGCCAGCCGTAGCCGGTTTTCGACTGCAAATACCTGTGCATATCCGCAAGACCCAGACAGGATTCACGCGCCACGCGGTTTGTTGTAGGCTTGTCCTCCCCGACTACGTAATAGCTCCCTCCGGGCGACTGTGTTTCCAGCTCGTAGACGCGGTCGCAGATAAACTCGCCAATGACTTTGCCTCCGCCATAAAACTGCGGATTTGGATAATCCGTTGCAATAAAGTCCTCGTGCGGGTACTTCGGCAGCGTGCAGTAGATATAGCACTTGAACGGCGTCTCCAGCTTCGGGCGCGTTTTTCGCGCCTCGATAGTCTTTTCGCCGTTGCAAATTTTCTCGCACCACTTCGGGCGGATGCTGATAAGTACGGCTTTACTCATCTGCACCACCCTCCAACTCCTCAATTGCCTTTTTCACAACATCCGCATTCAGGCGAATCAGATCCATCGTGATGTCGCTTTGAATATTGTGAGCAAATATAGCCTTGTCCTGCGCGTCGGCTTTGTAATATGCAGTCAATGTATTGCTGTCCTTGTCTGCCACCACGATACACGCCGAACGAACATCAAGCTTCGACATGGTTCGGATGGATTCCTCCAACCAGGCCGCATAGGGCAGTTTTGTAACGTCAGCCATCACACTCCACCTCCGGGATGTCCATCCAGTGTGTCACATTCATTCCGTGTGTCCCCTCGTGCTGAAAGTGCGGCCTTGGGTCGATGGCGTAGTAGTCGAGCGTTCCGTAGAACCCTTTCCCTCCGCTCCCAAACACATACCTGCACAGGTAGTGTCCGTCCCGCTTTGGAAGCTTCTCCCGGACGTCCACCCACCTCTGCTTTTCCCGCAGCACCGCGATCTCCTCGGCGTACCGAGCGCAGCGATCCACCAGCTCCTCGATCTTGTCGGCGGCGTCCACCAAAATGCGATCACATTCACAGCCCGCATAGTCCTTGCCGTCAACCGTCTTTTCCATGTGGAAAGCGCAAGTCCTACAGTCCAGCTGCGCCGATGGTACTGAACTCGAACACCGCAGCGCAGCTGTCAGTTTCTCAGTCCTCATTCCCATCCTCCCATTCCTCCAGCAGCACATCCGCCACATCGCCCCATTTCCGGGCGGCACGGATGGTCAGCGCACCCGCCGTTAGCCACAGCAGCATGGCAGCTCCCGCTATGATCTCCCAGATATTCATGTCGCACATTCCTCCTGTATTTTTATTGTGCAGAGCGTTTCCACTCTGTTTCCAAACGCTTTTTTGTCTCCGCGTCGGCACGGCGCCAATCCGCCCACATATCCGCCGTCCAGTGCTTTCGGTCTGCCGCGTCCTCCTGCACGCTATACCGCTGCTGGCCGCGCACGCTGTGGGCGATGGCCGCCGCGATCACCAGATCGTCGTGCTCTCCTGTGGCCGCCTGCGGCTTCCGGTTTTCGTCGTATACGAAGGTGATCATCTCACCCAGCGTCCACGCCGACACCACCAGCTCCGGGGCTTCCTCCATCACCGTGTGCAGCGCGGCCAGCATCTGCGGCCGCGTCTTGGTCGATGTGACCCAGCCCAGCGACGGCACCATCCTGTTTTTATAGGTGTCGAACCGCTCCCGCTGGTACAGCTTCGGATAATGCCACTCCTCCAGCTTTACCTCCGGATAGGTGGAGTGGTTGATCTCCACCGCCACCAGCGCGTCGTTGTAGTACCGCCCCAGGCAATAGATCTGCCGGGCATATTGGATCTCCGAAAGCGGCATCTGCAGCTCCGCCACCTGCGCCCCGGTGCGGTTGTCCAGCACATGGGCGGTGAAGCGGTCGCTTCCCTCCCCGGCCGTGTCGCCGCCCAGCACATAGGGTACCCCCTTCTCCGGGTGATGCCAGATGCGTATGCCACCTCTGGCGCGCTCCCGGAACCTCCAGTCGCGGGGGATGTCCCCCATCTCCGCAGGCTCCGGAAAATCGAACCAGCCCACAGCCTTCGGCTCCGGTGCGTGCATCCGCTGCACCGCAAGCGCATCGTTATCGAAGTAGCCGTCTCCGCTCAGCAGGAACGCCTCGTCCGGCGTGTTGGGGTACTCCTGCCGGAACATGTCCGGGTCGTTGCCGCAGTTGGCCTTGATACACCACCGCCGCCACATGAGCTGCTCATCATCCAGCCCGAAGTCCCGTCGGAGCCGTTCCTCCTCCTCGTCCCATACGGTGCCTTCTGGCACGCTCTTCCGGTACTCCGGCTCCAGATACCACGGCAGAAACACCGGCGTCCACTCGTTGACGCCGCTCACCGCGTCGTCCCACAGCCGCTTGAAATGGTCGTAGCCGTTGGCGGTGGACTCGATCACCACCATGGTGTCCGGCTCATCCGGCACGGTCTGCATAATGCCCAGCAGCAGCTCGTCCTTGTTCTTCGGCCAGAAGGCATACTCGGAAATATGTACGTTGGTCAGAGTGTCGCTTCGGCCTACGCCGCCTTTACCCGCCGTCTGGCACCGGATAGAGCTGCGCAGCCCCGGTCGCCGCCGCTTGGCGCGGGCATCCTTGGCCGGATTCTCAAATACCAGCTCCTTGGCGTTGGAGTTCTTCCGCATAGGCTGCGCGCCGGGCGGCAGCCTGTCATAGAACAGCTTGTTCATCTTGAAAAGGTTGGCGGTGGCCGTGCTCTCATGGGCGACGATCAGCGTTTTCACGTTTCGCCTCGTCACCGTGTCCTGGAACATCAGCGCCTCCGTCACGGTAGAGATACCCTCCTGCCGCCCCTTCAGCACGATCAGGCGGATGGGCTTCCCCTGCGCCGCCTGCCGCCGGATCACGTCATACAGGTTGTTCTGCGCATCGTTGAACCGCAGCTTTGTCAGCGTCTGCTTCTTTGTCCGGATCCACAGCAGGTTTTCGCAGTATTCCCTCGGGTTCCGCAGGTTCACGCCCTCGCCTCCTCTCCTCAAAGTGACCGCCCGTCCATCGGGCAGCCGCTTTCAAAAGAGGGCAGCGTGGGGGCTGTCACGCCCCCACCTTCCGCACCTGATCGGCCAGCGCCAGCATCGCCCTCCGGAGCTTCTCCTGCTGGGAGTCGGTCAGCCCCCGCAGCAGCTCCGCCAGCGTGTTCACATTGGCCACCGTCTGGTCGAACACCACCTTGAACTTGGTCATGCCCTCGTTGCCGGCCGCCGCGGCCAGCTTGTGGGCGGCCTCCGCCTCGGCCTTGTAGCCCTTGGCGGCATCCAGCGCGCTGTCGCGCTCACGCTCGGCGTCCTGCAGCTCCGCCTCGGCGGCCTCCTTCCTGTCCTCAGCTGCCGCCGCATCGCTGCGAGCCTTCTCCAGCGCCTTTTCCAGCTCCGCTACCCGCCGGGCGGCGGCAGCCTCGGCCTCCTGCCGGGCGGCGGTCAGCTGCTCCTCGGTGGCGTCCACCTGCTGCACAGCCACTTCCGTGGGACGGCTGCGCAGCTCATGGAGCTGCGCTGTCAGCTCATCCACCTGATGGCGGGCGTCCTCCGCATGGGCGCGGGCGGTATCCAGATCCATCTTGGCCAGCGCTGCCTCCTCCCGGGCGGCGTTCCGCTCGGCAATGGCCTTTTCCAGCTCCTTCACCGTCATATCGGACACGGTCTTTTCTTCCCCGTTGACATCATGCCTTTCCCCGGCAAAGTCCTCCCGCTCCGATTCCGGCAAAGCCAGTAATACCAACGCTTTCCGCACGCCCAAATCCGCAACGGTTGCGGATTTGCCGTACTCCTTCCACAGCCGGATATACTGCTGTGCGCTGCGCTCGGAGAACTCCACCTTCTTCTCCAGCCACGGCAGCCACTCTCCGTGACTGAGCTGCGCCTTGGCCTCCACCAGCCGCTTCCCAATCTCCAGAATAGCGATACCGGCCTGCTGTTTGTAGAAATTGATCTCCTCGGTGATCACGTCGATGTCGCGCTCCTCGAAGGCAACGTCTTCTATAGAAGTTCCCCCGAACATTTTGCTCAGGGCTTCGCCCTCGGTGACGTCCTCCGGTGTCGTCTCTACCATGTCATACATGCTCATGCCGCGTTCCTCCTTTTATTCTTCGGCAGCTTCGGCCTGCCGTCCTTTTCTCGTTTGCTGCCACCCTTCAGCCATTTCAGCCATGGATCCAGCACATTCCTATACAGCTCCCGTGCCGACACCCTCTCCGGGTTCTCCGCGCACGGCTCTATCTCGTTCCGGTAGCCGTGTACCTGTATGATCCTGTTCCCGTTCATCTCGATGGTCGCCAGCGGCGTGTGGGGCCTGTCCCGCCGGCGCAGGAGCAGGATGGTGGTCGCACCGTTCATGTGCCGGTCGGCGTAACCGCCTACGCAGTGACGGAGCTTTTTGCCCTCTTCGGCGATCTCGGCGGCGTTCACCGGCGCCCGGATAAGGAAATCATCTGTCCAGTATAAATACTTGTCAGTCAGTTCTTTCATGCGCTTTTTGTACGCACGGTCTGCCGTTTTTTGCTTTTCCAGCTTCTCCGCCTCCCGGCGCTGGTGCTGAATGGCGCTCCATGCCGCCGTCACCCGGTCATGCTTCTCCGACAGATCCTTCGGCATCAGGATCACCGGATTTGTCAAGTCCAACCCGCAGCCCACAGCGGCGTCGATGTAATCCAGCCACAGCCGGGCGGCCTCGCGGCTGCTGATGCTGTGGTACCCATGGATGCACTGCATCTCCTCCATCGCTGCGCGGTTTTTTTCCAGATAGGCGCACAGCCTGTCCGCTGTCACGCCGTGCGCCCGCATGAGCCGCGTCGCCTTTTGCAGAATGTCGTGATACCCGCTCATACCCGCAAAGTATGCTGCCGCCCGGAGCGACATTTTCTCCGGCTTGTTTCTCCCTCTGGCATACACCTTCAGCACATCCAGTGGGAATTGGATATTCCCGTCGCCCGTCACCTCCAGCACCTCGGTGCGGGTGCATTTCAGGAAGTTCTTCGGCCTCTCCGCGCCCCAGCGGATCAGATCCGCGTTCTTCACACCGCTGCCGGCAAGATCGACCACAGCGCCGCCCAGCCCCAGCTTCACCAGCCACTCGATCTGCCGGGGATAGAAGCACGCCGTCGTCAGCAGCTCAATGAAGTCGTCCGAGCAGATATTTACCCTGTCCAGCCTGCAGTACCGCATAAAGCCCTTTTCCAGCTCCGGCAGGCCGATGATGTCGTAGCCCATACCCAGCTCCGTGCACCATGTGAACGGCGAGTGGATGTGCCACATTTTATTTTTACCGGAGCCCTTCCCCGGATGCCGCTGTTCTTCATAGTCCAGCGGTGCGCCGCCCGTCCACCATGACCGTGTGCCGCATTCCGCCAGCCCCGGCGTAAACCGGTACACGCCCAGCAGTGTCATCTCCGGCATCTCCGTCAGCCGCTCCACCGCGCCGTAGTCCTTTTTGCAGTCCCACGCCGTAGCCCACAGCGCCCCGCGCCACTGGCGCAGGAGCAGCACCCGCCGGAACCTCCACAGATTCTTGCGGCTCCCTGTGTACCGCAGCTCCTTCACCGTGACCTGCGCGCCGCAGTAGGGGCACATGTGGCGCACCTTGTGCTGCGGCGTATTGTCGTATTGGTTTTTCGGCTCCGGCGCGTGGAGCGCTTCCAGAACCTCCCATTCCGCATCCGTGGCGTCCTCGATGATCCTGTGCTGCCGGCAGCAGGTCGTCCATATCTCCCGCCTGCCGCTGCGCCTGAACAGGAAATGCCGGAACAGTCCGTTGACCGCCTCCAGTTCCTGTGCCGAGGGCTTCGGTGCCAGCCGCTCCAGCTGGGCGGCTCTCTCCTTCCCGTCCCTCATGGCGCTCACCAGAAGTCCGCCAGATCCAGCACCACGGCCTTGTTCGCCGCAGAATCGGTGTCCGGCACATCGTGTTTACTCATGTAAATGGTGAGCTTCATCTCCACCACGCAGCCGGGGAAGAAGAACGCCGCCGCCCGCTTGTAGGCCTCCAGATCACTGAGACTGCTGCCGGCGCCCTTGACCACATGCATCACGCAGTTCTCCACACTGCCGCCCTGTACCACGGCCTGCGCAAACTCCGCGTCCTGACGGCAGAAGTCCTCCAGCGCCGCCACCACCGGCTTAAACACGGCAGCCCCGTGCCGATCCGCCGGCGCCTTAGCAGCACGGAGCTTGTCCACCGCTCTGTCCAGATATTCGTTCATCGCACTTTCCTCCTGTGTAGATGTCCTATCCATTGTCATTCCGAACCAGTGACCGATGTCACTGGTTCGGGAATCCGTTCGTAGGGGCGGACGCCTCTGTCCGCCCTCTCATTTCCCTGCATACAGCTTCCGGAAGTACCGCCGCTTGGCGGCCTCCGTCCTCTGCGCCTCGATGCGGACGGCGCTCACGCAGTCGTCGCACAGCGTACCCGTCCCATGGAATACCCGCTGGCACCGCTGGCACACGCATGTGATCGCCGGGAGCTTTTCCCTCAGCTCACACAGCGCCGCCACCTTTGCCCAGGGCACGCACCACAGCTTCGCCGCCTGCACGGTGGCCTGCTCCCAGTCGGGCGCCAGCACCGGCACGTCTGGGTACCCCTCGCACTGTACCCACCACAGGTAATTGCCCTTCGCCATGCTTATTTCCTCCTTCTGTTCCGGTGTTTCTTGTCGGCCTGTACGCTCAGCTCGCTCAGGTGCCGCCGCTGGTAGCGGTCTATCTCCCGCTCCCGGATCAGTGCCTGCCGCCGGGCATCCTCGGCGGCCTTGGCTGCCTCATATTCGCCGTAGGCCTCGCAGCGCGATCGGCCATCCTCGTGCCGGCCATGGCAGCCCACATAGCGCGCCGCGCAGTCCTTGCAGGGCGGTACCGCCGTCATTTTCCCAGCGCCTCCACGCACCTGATCGCCGTCCGTGCCAGCCATGCCGCGCCGATATAGGCGCAGATCCATCCGAAGGTGCTCATACGTCCACCCTCCCCAGCATGTCCTCCTGCCACGTCTCGATGCGGTCGGTATCCTGCACCTGCACCTGATACGCCCAGCCGCCCCAGCGCCGCGTGGCGCGCAGTACCGTGCCCATAGGCGGATAGCCGCCGTTCCGTTCCGCCGCCAGCGGCGTGAAGTTGAATACCCGGTCGCCCTCGGCGAACTTCGCCCCCCGGTTTTTTCTTTTGCTCATGTTGTCCTCCTGTTCTTATGTATTCTCCGCCGCCTCCGCCGCGTAGGGGACGGCGTCCTGCCGTGGAGCGCAGCGGAACAAATGCCCTTGGGGTACAACGTCCCGTCCGTAGGGGCTGTCCGCCCTGCACGGCTCCTCTGCCGGGTAGAAGCGCGCCTTCCCCGCGAAGAAGGTATTCAGCACGGTCGTGTTGATGGCCGTCGCCAGCTGCCGCCGGCGCTCGTCGTCCAGCGTGTCCACGTCCGTCTCCACGCCATTCACCATCACATAGGCCTTTACCGTAATGGGCGGTCGTTCCCTCTTCGCCATGTAAGCGTCACTCCCTTCCTGATGTTCTGAGCCTATGCCAAGGCAGGATTGTCCTATTTCTTGCACCTGCTTTACATCGACCACGGTGCTGCTTATTGACTGTTCTTGCCTATTTGTGATATACTCACCGCGAAAGGTGGGATTTTCTATGAAGCAAGAAATTCTTTCTCATTTTCCGAACAAATCACCCTATGCGGTATCTTATGACGAGCCTTGCTCTTGTCCTCTCTGTCATTTCGCAATTAAACCAAATCACATTAAAGACGAATGGTATCTGGACAGCAGGTCTCATAGACATCTTGCCATCTTCTATACCTGCCCTCACTGTTTCCGTCCCTTTGTCGCCCACTTCCGCGATAAGTCTCTCGGAGCAATCATGTCGCCTGTTCTCGATTACTGTGGGCCCGAGCTATATTCCGCGCAGCAGTTTGAAGCCAACATTGAGAGCTTGTCGCCCCAGTTCGTGAAGATCTACAATCAAGCCCTTGAGGCAGAGAGCCGGCAGCTTGACGAAATTGCCGGCATCGGTTATCGGAAAGCTCTGGAATTCCTGGTCAAAGACTATTGCAAGCACACGCATCCCGAAAAAGGCGCCGAAATTGAGCGTCTCTTTCTGGGAAAATGCATCTCTGACTATATCGAAAACCGATCCATAACCACACTTGCCAGCCGCGCCGTTTGGATCGGCAACGATGAAACGCATTACACCCGTAAGCTGGAAGGCCGCGACATCTCGGATATGAAAACCTTTATCCGTGCCCTTGTACACTATGTCGGGATGGAACTCACTGTAGAGGATGCCGCCTCCATAGATCCGGTTCACTGAACGATTCTTGTTCCCAGCAATTCACCGGTCACTCCCCAATACTTGACTACGATCCGGAACGGATCCTCCGGTGTACCGTGCCCGACTTCCTCTTTGGTCTCGATTACCGTCACCATCCTTGCGCTGTCTAACCCTCTGGGCTCGGCAGCGCATTTTTCTTTGGTAATCTTCACGTCCTCTCACCTCCTCCCTCGACTGCTTTTTCACACCTTGCCTATGCCAAGGCAGGATTGTCCTATCTCTTGCACCCGCCCCCGCGCCGTGCTATACTGACCTTGAAGGGGAGGTGCTACGCCTTGAAAAGACTGCTTACAGCGCTCCTGGCGCTGCTCCTGTGCTGCACGGTGGCTCTCGCTCACCCCGGAAGCACCGATGCTGCCGGCGGCCATTACGACCGTTCCACCGGTGAATACCACTACCATCACGGCTATCCGGCGCACCAGCACCCAAGCGGTGTTTGTCCCTATGGCTTTGATGACCGTACCGGCCACAACAGCGGCACGTCCTCTGGCTCCACCTCAGACGATGGGCCTTATGTACTCCCGCAGCTCAAAGACGAAGCGTCCTCTGCTCAGGATAAGTCAACTCATGAAACCATTGGCACAATAGCCGGTTTAGCCATCACCTTTTCACCCGTTGTGCTCTATGTGTTGGCAGCATTGCTTTTGGGAAAACGCCGAAAATAGGGGCAGCTGATGCATACACTGCAGTCGAGGATCCTCCCTAGACTGCTTTTTCGCGCCCTTTCAATAACTCGCATAAATGCGAGTTTTACCCAAAAAAAACAGCAACAGCCTGATCTCGTGTCATCTTGGTGCAGGCGGCAATCTTTTCTGTCTGCTCGACAGTGAATGTGCCGCCTCCGGCCTTGATTTTACGATACAGTGTCGCTGTACTCATGCCCGCACTGGCGGCCATCTGCTCAATAGTCACCCCGTTCTCCTTAGCGATTCTTTTAAGAAGTTCCATTTTTGCGCTCATGTCGTATCCTCCTTTCTT